GTTTACGATACGCTATGGTTGCCTCATGATGCTCAAAACAAGACTTTGGCATCGCAAGGACGGTCGATTGAGGAAATTGTCAGGTCATCAGGCTATAAAACTAGGGTTTTGGAGCGTGTGCCGATTGTGGATTCAATTAACGCTGCTAGGACAATTTTCAAGAACTGTTATTTTGATAGAGAAAATTGTATGGAAGGGTTACAATGTTTAAGACATTATCGTTATGAGGTTGATCCAAACACAAACCAATTTAGCAAAACACCGCTTCATGACAACTATTCTCATGGAGCTGATGCGTTCAGATACATTGGATTGATGGTGAATGAGCCAAAGCAACGTAAAAAGTCCTCCAACAATTACCAGTACGGTAGCCAACATTCATGGATGAGTTAAATGGAAGATTCACAACTTAGCGACTACGATCCTAGAATTGACGAAGCCAAGAAGTTTTTGCGTATGGCTAATGACGCAGACACCATGAATCGTCAGGAAGCCCTTGAAGACCTTAAATTTGTGGGTGGGGATCAATGGCCTATTGAGCTACAAAATAGCCGTAATCTTGAATCTAGACCTGTTCTAACCATCAATAAGCTCGATGGCTATTGCCGTCAGGTGGTCAACCAAATCAAACAACAAAGGCCAAGACCCAAAGTTCATGGCATGAACTCGGATTCTGACGAAAAGACGGCAGAAGTCATTCAGGGCATTATTAGGCACATTGAAGCCAATTCCAACGCTGATGACGCATACGACCAAGCGGTTGATTATGCGGTGCGTATGGGTTGGGGTTATATCCGTTTGCGTACAGATTATGTGTCAGAGGATTCATTTGACCAAGAAATCTACATTGAGCCAGTAGACAATCCTTTTACAGTCTATTACGACATAAATTCAGTTGCGGTTGACGGTTCAGACGCAGAGCGTTGCCTAGTCACAACGATGATGTCCAAGGATGACTTTGAGAAAATCTATCCCAATGCTGAAGTTGACTCATTTACTCAGCGTGGTACTGGTGACTCACAATCCGAATGGATTACCAAAGAGGACATTAGGCTTGCTGAATATTGGTATACCGTTCATGAAAGAGCCAACTTAATTCAATTAAGCGATGGAACAGGCATTTTTGAGGACGAATACAAAAAGCGTAAAGACTTGTACACAGATGCAGGTATTTACAAGATTGACGAGCGTATGTCGGTACGCAAAAAGATCAAATGGTGCAAGTTAACCGCTATTGAAATCCTTGAAGAAGGCGAATGGGCAGGTAAGCATTTGCCCATTATTCCTGTTTACGGACGGCATACTGTTATTGGTGATAAGCGCAAGAAGTTTGGCATGGTTCGTCAAGCCAAAGATGCCCAAAGAATGTACAACTTTTGGCAAACCTCGATTACTGAGAGCGTTGCGCTTGCTCCTAAAGCCAAATGGATTATGGCTGAAGGCCAAGACGAGGGCTATGAGAACGAATGGGCACAAGCCAACACTAAGTCTTATCCTTTGCTTAGATACAAGCAAACGGACATTGAGGGTAGACCAGCTCCTGCGCCACAACGCTTGCAACCTGAACCACCTCCTGCCGGTGTGATGGCTGCTGCTGCCGTCATTTCTGACGATATTAAGACGTTGATGGGCATATTTGACCCTGCTGAACTCAAGCAAGGCAATATTTCAGGAAAAGCGCTTAACGGTCAGCAACAACAGGTTGACTTGTCTAATTTTGACTTTTACGACAACTTCACCAAATCTTTGTCGCACCTTGCATCGTGTATTTTGGAGTTAATTCCCTCAATTTACGATACACAAAGGGTTTTACGCATCATTGGTGACGATGGCAAGCCTGATTTGGTCACGTTAAATGAGCGTGATTCTGTTAAAAATGTCATCAAAAACAACGTGGCAACAGGTTTGTATGATGTAGTGATGGATACAGGCCCAGGCTACAACTCCAAGCGTGAAGCATCGGTTGAAGCCATGACACCTATTTTGGCTGCACAACCTCAATTGATCCAACAGATTGGTGATTTGTGGTTTAGGAATCAAGATTTCCCTGGTGCTGACATCATTGCAGACCGTTTGGCTACGCTTAACCCATTGGCGCAAATTGACAAGAAGTCTGACATACCGCCACAAGCCCAAATGATGATCAAACAATTGCAAACGCAGAATCAGCAAATGCAACAACAAATGCAACAAATGCAAATTGCGATCAAACAACGTCAAGACATCGAGCAAGTTAAGCAAGATGCTGAGACTAAGCGCACAATGATCAAAGAACAGACTAGAACGCAAGAAATCCAAATGCGTGATGAAGAACGTCATCGTGATATGTTGTTAAGGACACAGACGGCAGCACAAGACACAGTGACCAAGACACAAACACAATTGGAAATCGAGCAACTAAAAGCTAATTTAGCGGTTTATTTGGCGCAATTAGACAGATTGACAGAGCGTGAAGCCAAAGCAGAAGCCGTTGAAAGAGCTATTTGACAGAATTAACTAATTCGGGTTATATTGCCCAAAACCTACCTGTGGGTTCACAGGGCTTAAATCGTAGGGATACGTATGTCTGAAAATACCGTTAGCAATGTGCTAACAAGTGAGAATGCGGCTGAGTTCTATGCACAAAAATTGGGTTTAGCCCCAACAGAAACTAAGACTGAGGCTACTGAAGAAGTAGAGCCAGTAAGAGAAGAAGTTGAAGGGAGTGAACCGCAAGCGGAAGAGGAAGCCAAACCACAGGACGAGCCTAAAAAGCAAAATCCAAAACTTGAAAAAAGATTTAGCGAAATCACCAAGCAACGTGAAGAAGCACGTAGGGAAGCGGAGCAAGAGCGTCAGAAGCGTTTTGAATTAGAGCAAAGGTTACAAAGCCTTGAGCGTCAACCACAACAAAGAGTTGCGGTGGATGAGCAAGAGCCACAACCTAGCCAATTTCAAGACGCATTTGAATATGCAAAGGCTTTAGCTGAACACACCGCTGATAAGCGTATTGCGGAGATGAAGCAACAGGAAGCGCAAGAGAGAGCACAAGCAGAAATGCAACGTGTGATTCAATCTTGGGCTACAAAGGTTGAGCAAGCGAAAGCTGAACTACCTGATTTTGATGCCATCGTTGCATCATCTGATGTTGTAGTTAACGATGCAGTTAGAGATGCAATTCTGGAGAGTGATGTAGGACCAAAGATTCTATATCACCTAGCTGAAGATGCTGACTATGCTCGCAAAGTTGCATCAATGCCTATACGATCTGCTCTTAAAGAAATTGGAAAACTTGAGGCTAGATTTGAAGCGAAAGCGGAAGATAAACCTGTGGCAAGAAGTAAAGCACCTGCGCCTGTGACACCGATTCGAGCGACTACTGGTGTAGCTGAAACAAAATTGGACAGTAATGGAAAATGGTATGGAAGCTATTCTGAGTGGAAAGAAGCAAGAAAAAGTGGCAAGGTAAGGTAACCCTTTTTTGTCCATCGAAATTTAATTTTATAAAGGAGTAGTCATGAGTAACCAACTTCTGACGATATCAAAAATCACCAATGAAGCCCTCATGGTGTTGGAAAATGAGTTGACCTTCACATCAGAGGTCAATAGAGATTATGACGATCAATTTGCCGTAGTTGGCGCAAAGATCGGCAATACCGTGAATGTTCGCAGACCAGGTAGGTTCGTAGGGGCCGTGGGTCCGGCACTTGTAATTGAAGACTTTAACGAGACATCAAGTCCTGTTACTTTGTCTACACAATTCCAAGTGTCGACACAGTTCACAACTCAAGACTTGGCATTATCTCTTGATATGTTCTCTGATCGTGTGTTGAAGCCAGCCGTTGCTGCTATTGCCAATAAGATTGACCGTGATGGTTTAACTATGGCAGTTTCACAAACCGCTAACATCGTTGGTACTGCTGGTACACCTCCAACAGGATTGATCACCTACTTGACCGCAGGTGCTTATCTTGATTCTGAAGGCGCACCAAGAGACGGACGTAGAGCTTGTATCGTTGAGCCTTTCACAAGCGCAACAATCGTTGATTCACTCAAAGGTTTGTTTGTGCCCCAAGAAGCTATTGGCGAGCAATACCGTAAAGGTTTGATGGGCCGTGACTCTGCCGGTGTGAACTGGAAACTCGACCAAAACGTTGTGAGCCAAACATTCGGCACAAACAGTACAACTACTGTTACTGCTTCTGTTAACACAACAACAGGTACAGGTTTCTTGACATCAGGTTGGGCATCTAGTTCAACAATCACATTGACTGGAGCTAACACAGGTAACTTTGTGTTGAATGCTGGTGACGTGATTCAGATCGCTGGTGTGTATGCAACCAACCCACAAAATCGTCAACCTTACGGTTCAAACAAGTTGCGTAACTTTGTTGTTAAAGCACCTGTGACAATCGCTTCAGGTTCAAGCGTTTCTGTGACTGTTTCCCCTGCGGTTATCACTTCAGGTCAGTTCCAAAACGTGTCGATTCCTACAACATCAAGTGCAGCAAACGTAACCCAGTTTAACAACACAGGTTCTGTTTCTCCACAAAATATGTTGTTCCACCGTACGGCATTTACGTTGGCAACGGCAGATTTAGAGCTTCCTGAGGGGGTCCATTTCGCTGGTCGTGCAAGCGACAAAGAAATTGGACTCTCAATGCGTGTGGTAAGACAGTACACCATTAACAACGATAGTATTCCTACTCGTCTTGATGTGTTGTACGGTTGGGCGCCTCTGTACCCTGAGTTGGCTTGCCGTATTGCAGCCTAATTTTATTTAAGGAGAAAAAATCATGGCGAATACTAATCCAGGACCCTCAATCACCACAACGATTCACCCACAGAACGTATTGTCCAACCAAGCTATTCGCTTGTTGGCGGTCGCAACTGGTGTGAACGTTAACGCAACTGGTGATACAGTATTGAATGTTATTAACGCTGCCAATTGGAGTGTTTCAAACGTTGTTTTCACTAACGCATCTATTAGCTTAACAACTGCTGCGGCAGGTGTGTTTACTGCTCCTGGTGCTCAAGGTGCAATCGTTTCTAACGCTGCATTGTCTGCCTTAACAGGACCTACTGTTGTTTCACAACGCACCGTAGCTTCTACTGCAACGAACACAGGTACTTACCTGTACGTTAACGTGGGAACTGCTCAAGGCGCAGCAGCTACTATGGATGTTTACATCTATGGTTACGATTTCAGCACTTATTAAGATGCTAGAAAGAAGGCTACCACTCTGCGGTGGCTAAGAAAGGCCACCTCAAAAGGGTGGCTTTTTTTCTTTTTTAAGTTACAATGTTTTTGTTTTAAAGGAACTTATTATGTCCTCCACAACCATCACTCGTGGTAATTCTCACGAGACTTTCTACATAATTCCAACGTTTAGCAATGCGTCTAACACCTTGGCAGCAAACACAACCACCACCGTTACTTATCCTATCGCAGGTCTTCAGACCACCGATATTGTGACCGTGTTGGGTGCAGTTGGCGCACAAACCGCAGGTGTATTCATTGCTGAAGCTGATTGCTTGACCGCAGGTATTTTGTCTGTTCAATACGGCAACTTAACAGGTACGGCAACTTTGACACCAGTTTCAGGTCAATACGTGATTGCGATCACTAGACTTGAAGGTCCAGCTCCTGTATCGGCAGTTTAATCATGGCAGGTTCAACCGTTCAACGCAATGCAGGTCAAACCTACGCATTAGCGGTCACTACATCTGCTCACTCAGCGGTGCAGATCAACGACACAACGAACGATCAGGTTAACTACACCAGTTTTTTAAATATTGGTTCAAGTGCTTGTGCAATTCGTTGGAATCAGACAAACTCAGGTTTGTCTAGTGTTGCTATTCCTAGCGATGGAAATTCAGGAGATTATGTATTACCTCCTAACATGACCACACCTTTGATTTTGGCAACACCTACGACACCGTATTATCTAAGCGCAATTGGCGCAGGTAGTACGACACTTTATGTAACTCCTGCTGCGGATCAATCGTAAAACTATGGCTGCTCCTTCCAACTCTACTGTTCAAAATCTTGTACCTATTCAGGGTCTTTTCGACACTTCAGGTAATTTTCAAACATTTATTGGTCAGGGGCAGCCTTTCTATGCCATTCCAAACCCTTATCAATCAGGGTTGCACATCACAAATAGCACAATTGACAGTACAACAATTGGGGCTACAACACCGTCAACAGGTGTTTTTTCAGCAGCGCAAGTCAATGCCACTCCTGTTGGCATTTATGACGTAACGAACAAACAATATGTAGATGCTGCGATTGTCGGCATTTCATGGAAGCCACCGGTTAATTACGGAACTGTTAACAATGTGACCCTTTCAGGCTTGGGTACACAAAGTGGTGGTGATTGGCCTAGCGCATTGACATCAGGAATGCGTGTGTTGGTCAAAAATCAGTCTAACCAACCTGATAACGGCATTTATGTGGTTGCATCGGGCGCTTGGGTGCGTTCTGCGGACACAAACACATGGAACGAGCTAATATCAGCTTTGGTTTTTGTTGAATCGGGCAACACTTTGGGTGGGTCGGCTTGGTACTGTGCAGCACAATTAGGTGGCACATTAGGCACAACCAACGTCACATGGTCTAACTTTAGCGTTGCAGCTACTTATACGGCAGGAACAGGCTTAACTTTAAGCAACTATATATTCAGCATTACCAATACTGCGGTCACGGCAGGTAGCTACGGTAGTGCTTCAAGCGTACCAACTTACACCGTTAATGCTCAAGGTCAGTTGACGGCAGCTTCAAACACATCTATTTTGATTGCCAACACTCAAGTTACAGGCTTGGGTACGATGTCAACGCAAAATGCGTCATCTGTGGCAATTACTGGTGGCACGATAACTGGTCTATCTGCTGCTATTCCTGTGGCTTCAGGAGGCACAGGAGCGACCACATTGACAGGTTATGTCAAAGGCACAGGAACATCGGCTTTAACAGGCGCTACAACGATTCCTAGCACCGATATTACTGGCCTTGGCACAATGTCAACGCAGAATGCGAACAACGTTGCTATAACTGGTGGTTCAATTACAGGTTTGTCTTCTTCTTTGCCTGTGGCATCAGGTGGTACAGGCGCATCGACATTAACAGGTTATTTGTCAGGTAATGGCACAGGCGCTTTTACGGCTAGTTCAACCATTCCAAGCTCTGTAATTAGCGGTCTTGGTACGATGGCTACACAAAATGCAAGTAGTGTTGCCATCACAGGAGGAACGATTAACGGTTCTTCAATTGGTGCAACAACAAGAGCAAGCGGTGACTTCACCACTTTGTCGGCTAATACAGTTACAAGTACCACACCTGTTTTAAGTTTTAACGCATCAAATTCAATTGCAACATTTGGTAGCACAACTTCAGGTTCTTATAACCAATTGGTTATTCAGAATAAGAGTACAAGCGCTAATGCATCAGCTAACTATGTAATTTCTAACGACCAAGGCACAGACTCATCATATTATGGTGAGTTTGGCATGAATTCATCGACTTTTAGCGCATCAACACCTAGCGATTTTTATTCAATCAATAATGGTGTTTATTTCTCGGGTCATGATGGTGATATTACTGTTGGATCAGGAAATGGTTACAAGCATTACATGGCTTGGGGCACAACAGGACAATCAGCTCACGTTATCAATGCAGTTGGTGCATTAGGGTTTACCACTAATTTAGGTACAACACCTGCGTTAAGTGGCACAACAGGTTATGGAACATCAGGTCAAACGTTAATTACCGCAGGTTCAACAGGTGCGCCATCTTGGGGTACTTTAGGAATTAGTGGAGGTGGAACAAATGCTACGACTACTCCTACTGCTGGCGCTATTGCCTATGGTAATGGTTCTGCTTACGCATTTACTGCTGCCGGTACTACTGGACAGGTTTTAACCTCAAACGGATCAAGCGCACCTACATGGTCAACTCCTGTGGCTTATGCGACCGTGACGGACGATACGTCAACTAACGCAACTCGATATTTGTTGTTTGCAAATCAGACAACAGGTAATTTGACAACTGAATACACCAGTTCGACTAAACTTCAATTTAACCCTAGCACCGGAGCATTGACCTCTGGTAAACTCATCATATTGCCATAAGGAACTGAAATGGGACAACTCGTTTTTCAAGCAACTTTAGGAGGGGCAATTAACCTTAGTGGCCCCAATACGGCTTCTACGGTAACTTTTACGCTTCCAAGTGCGGACGGTTCTAGCGGTCAAGTTATGCAAACCAATGGAGCAGGATTGCTTTCATTAGGTAACGTTTCATTGACATCTGCGGTGACAGGCACATTACCTGTTGCAAACGGTGGAACAGGAACAACTACATCTACTGGAACTGGTTCAGTAATGTTAAATAGCGCACCAAGTGTTACCAATCCAACTGTTACCAATTACACGGAAACACTTTATACGGCAAACACATCAACTGCAATTACTGTATCTTTAGCAAATGGAACAGTTCAACAATTAACTTTGACAGGTAACGCAACAATTACTATGCCTACTGCTAGTGCTGGTAAATCATTTATCATTATGCTTAAACAAGATGGAACAGGTTCAAGAACTGTTACATGGTCAACTGTCGTTTGGGGCGGTGGTACTGCACCAACAATTACATCAACTGCATCAAAACAAGACATTTATTCGTTTTTTAGCGATGGAACAAATTGGTATGGTGCAACTATTGGGCAGAATTACTAATGTTTAGCGCATCTAAATCAGGATTATCAAGCGTACCTGATCCTCAATTTAATTACGTTACTGCTTTATTGCATGGTGATGGAACTAATGGCGCACAAAATACATCTTTTGTAGATGGTTCTACAAACAATTACACAATTACCACTTATGCAAATGTAACTCAAGGTTCATTTAGTCCTTATGGTAGTTTGTGGAGTAATGTTTTTGGGAATAGTTCCAATTTGACATTTACTGGCACAACTGCCATGTCTTTTGGAACTGGTGATTTTACTATTGAAGCATGGGTTTATAAAACTGCAACAACTGGTGATTATGCAATTATTGATTCTCGTGCAACAGGAAGTGGTGAACCTTGGTATCTTTGGATCGTATCCAATAATTTGCAGTTTTATACTGGAAGCAACACATTAACATCTAGCAATTCAATTTCATTAAATACATGGACTCATGTTGCAGTTAGTAGAACATCTGGTGTTTTAAAACTTTTTGTTGGTGGTGTACAAGGTTATAGCGCTTCAAATACAGACACAATCAATGTGACTGCAAATACTTATATTGCCTCTAGAAATGATGGTGTTGGTTCTTTTCAGGGATATATATCAAATTTGCGTATTATAAAAGGTACTGGAATTTATACTTCTGCTTTTACACCGCCAACAACTCCATTGACTGCTGTAAGCGGTACACAATTATTAACTTGTCAGTCAAATCGTTTTATTGACAACAGTTCAAATAATTTTACTTTAACTGTTGTTGGCACACCATCTGTTCAAAGATTTAACCCATTTTTACCGACATCATCACAAGCATATACCACAAGTGTTTATGGTGGTAGTGAATATTGTGACGGAAATCAAAGTTATGTTTCAGCTCCTGTAAACGCTGGATATTTTGGAACAGGAAATTTCACTATTGAATGTTGGGTATATCCAACTACAATTTCAAGTTCAAGCAATGTAATTGCAGGTATTTGGGAAGATTTAGGACCAGCTCATCAGGCTTGGATTTTAGTTATTGGGTCATCTGGTCAATTACAATTTTCCATCAATGCTAGTTTAAGTGGCCCAAATATCACGATTTTTAGTGGTGCAACAAATGATATTAGATTAAATCAATGGCAACACATTGCTATAACTCGTTCAGGAAATAATTGGTACAAATTTATCAATGGTAAATTATCTGAAAGCACGACAAATACAACTTCTATTTACAATAGTGCAGGATATTTAGGTGTTGGGTATTATTATCATCAAGTTAGTACAGGAGCATACATCGGGTATATTTCAGATTTTAGAACTGAAATAGGTACTGCGGTTTACACATCTGCTTTTACTCCTCCTACTGCACCTTTGACCGCAATTACAAATACATCACTGCTTTTAAATTTTAAAAACGCTGGCATTTACGATAATGCCATGATGAATGATTTCATTACTGCTGGATCAGCGCAAATCAGTACAAGTGTTAAAAAATATGGTACTGGTTCGTTAAGTTTTAATGGTTCTACTGATTTTTTAGTTCAAACATTTAGACCTTTTATGTTGTGGAATTCAGCAAATTTAACAATTGAATTTTGGATTAACACAACTAGTAGCACTCAATACGCTACTATATATTCAAATACACAAGCGTCATTCAGTACAGGGATGTATTCATTGATGATAAATAGTCAATCGACTACTTCTGGTGATGTAACATTATTTGTAAATGAATATTCATCTGCAACTCCTTTGATAGTAACCACAAGTAATAGTGTGCGAGATGGAAATTGGCACCATGTTGCAATGGTTAGAAATGGGTCTTCTTGGGTTATTTATGTTAATGGTTTAAGCAGTGGTACAGGAACATTTTCTGGTTCTATAACTGCAACAACTTACCCTGCAAATATTGGTTCTGACCCATTTTATTCAAGAAATTTTGGTGGTTATATTGATGATTTTAGAATAACGTATGGATATGCTAGATACACATCCAACTTTACACCACCAACATATGCTTTCCCCAACTATTGAGGTAAATTATGCAAATTGCAATCATTTCTAATAACACAGTCACCAAAGTGGGTGATTACAGGGATTTGTTTCCCAATGTATCGTTTCCATTAACAGGCCCAAATGCTGAGTGGTTAACAGAAAACTCATGTATGCAATGCAATTTGTATTTGACATACGATCCATTGACACAAGCTCTTGAACCATCAAATCCAACCATCAGTAATGGAATGGTAGATTTGGTAAAAGTTGTAGAGCTGACCGCTGACCAAATAACGGCAAACAAAGCAAGTGCATTGGCTGGCATTAGGGCCACTAGAAATGCTTTATTGACTGCTTGTGATTACACGCAAACACCAGACAATCCAAGCCCCAAAAAAGCAGCTTGGGCCACATACAGGCAAACATTGAGAGACATTCCTGAGACAATTACAAGTGGAAATTTAGACCCAAGAACATGGAATAATTGGCCTCATAATCCTGATTATGTTGAAGGAAAATTATTTTGAAAGACAAATAAATGAAATGGCAAATTCTTGAGTTAAATGGTACTGATGGAACGGTCGTAAATGTCCGTTATAAAGTAGACCATGAAGGGGTAGAGACTGAGGGTTATTGGCACTTTGAAGAACCCAAACCTTTAAAGGGTGCGACTGAGGAATCTGTGATTGAATGGGTGCGTCAAGCCACTATGAAAAACGGAATAAATGCCGTAGAATCACGTTTAATCGAGCAAGTTGAATCGCAGATTTCTGCTCTTCATCCTCCTTGGAAGGCTAAAACGTTTAAGGTGACAGTATGAAAGAGGTAAAACTAGAGCTTACTGTCGAAGAATTACAACTTATTGCTGGCTCATTGCGAGAACTGCCTTATAAAGTTGTTGTGAACTTACTTCAAAAAATTGATAGACAAGTAGTACCACAACTGCAAGAGGCACAAAATGACGGCCCCAATTGATTTCATTACTCGTGCGCTAAAAGACATCGGAGCATTAGAAGCTGGCGAACAACCCACTCCTGAAGCTGCACAAGACGCTTTTGATATGTTTAACGATCTTGTTGACCAATGGTCTAACGAGAACGGCATGGTCTTTAACGTCACAGAGATCATTTTCCCTGTTATTGCAGGTCAAGTTCAATACACGATTGGACCAACCGCATCTAGCCCTAACTTCATAGGCGCATCGTTTACAGGATCAATCGTAGGAAACATCTTAACGGTTACTGGTATTGCATCGGGGGCGGTTGCTCAAGGTCAAACGTTGTCGGGTACAGGCATATTGCCTGGCACTAAGATTGTCAGATTTTTAACTGGCGCAGGTGGAAACGTCAATGAAGCCGGTACGTATGAGGTTAACTTTAACCAAACCGTAGCGTCCACAAGCATTACGGCTTACTACCAAAAGCCACTCAACCTTAATTCTGCGTTTGTTAGGATAAACACCTATTCCAACGGTCAACCCATCACAAATGGTGGTTTAGATTACCAAGTTGACGTTTTAACGCTTCAGCAATACGAGTTGATTGGCTTAAAAACGCTTAACGGTCCTTGGCCTAAAGCAGTTTACTACAACCCAAATCAAGACTCAGGCAACGTTTTTGTGTGGCCTAACCCTGCACAGGGTGAAATGCACATTTTTGCCAATACATTGTTCAGTAGATATGACTCAATGTATGACACGGTAAGTATGCCCCAAGGCTATAACATGGCCTTCAGGTGGTGTTTGGCAGAGCGTTTGATGCCTATGTATGGCAAATCAGATCAAGGCCAAATGGCGATGATTACAAGCTACGCAGCACAAGCCAAGGCTACGCTGAAACGCACAAATATTGCACCGTTGCAAGTTGCTCAATATCCTGACGCATTGATGATTGGCAGGGCCAAGGATGCTGGTTGGATATTGACCGGTGGATTCATGAGGTAAAGCCATGCCTGACTTTGGATTTGTCGGCCCAAGTTATGAGGCCCCATCTATTTACCAAGATGCTCAAGAATGTATCAATTTTTTTCCTGAGATTGATTATTTAAAGCAACAGGGTGATAGAGGGGTTGTTGCGCTTTATCCAACACCAGGACTCACCACAAAGGCCATTCTGCCCAATTTCCAAGAGGTAAGGGGTATGCGTACCCTTTCGGGCGGTAATCAAATGGTGGCGGTTTGTGGGCCTTACGTTTACGTTTTATCGTCTAACCTAGTTCCTGAAGTTATTGGCTTGCTGAACACCTCTTCAGGTCGTGTTGGGATTAGCGATAATGGGGTAAATGCTTACATTGTGGACGGTGCTTATCGTTACACATGGCGCATTTCTAGCCCTAACCAAGCCGTATTTGTTGGTTCAATTAGTGGTACGGTTTTAACTGTTACTGCGGTGTCTAGCGGTACGATTGGCATCAATCAATCATTATTTGGTGTTGGTGTTACTGCTGAGACGATTATCACTAGCTTGGGAACAGGCACAGGTGGTATTGGTACATATAACCTTAACCTGTCTCAAACAGTACCGGCAGGATCATTAAACTCTGCTGCTATTGGCACGATTTTTACAGGCACAATCGCAGGTTCTGTGTTGACGGTCACTAGCGTCACATCAGGTAGCATTTACTTGGGTCAGACGGTTCAAGGGCCTTATTTGCCTGTTGGAACGGTAATTGTGTCTTATGGCACAGGTGGTGGTGGAACTGGTACTTACAACATCAGTACATCAGTAACCATAGCATCACCTGAAACAATGTATGGGCTTAACTTTTCTGTTTTGTCAAATTCTGATGGTGCTTTTTCAGGTGGCACATCGGTCGACATCGTAGACAACTATTTTGTTTACTCACGTCCTAATTCTCAATGGTGGGGGGCATCTGACCTTTTGTCTCCCATTTCACCTCAAGCATCTTATAGCTTGAAAGACGGTGCGCCTGATAATTTGGTGGCTTTGATTGTTGACCATCGAGAAGTGTATTTAATGGGTGAACAGTCATCTGAGGTATGGAATGATGTAGGCGCAGTACCTTTTCCGTTTCAGCGCATACCAGGCACATCTACCCAACACGGCATTGCAGCTCCTAATTCACTAGCTCGTGTAGGTAATTCATTCGCTTATGTAAGCAGAAACAACCGTGGTCAAGCAGAAATCATGCAAATGAGTGGGTATATTCCACAACGCATTTCTACTCATGCGGTTGAGAACACATTGGTTAATCAAGTCATCAATGATGCGGTTTCTTGGACCTATCAACTAGAAGGTCATGAAATTTATGTCGTTACCTTTCCTAGCATTGGAATTAACGGCATAACATGGGCTTATGACTCAACCACTAATATGTGGCATAAGTGGCTATATTGGACAAACAATTACGAGCGTCACAGAGGTAATTGTTGTGCGGTGTTTCAGAACATGGTTTTGGTTGGTGACTATTCCAACGGAAAAATCTATATGTTGGACAAGACCAATTACACGGATGATGGCAACACAATTAGAAGATTAAGACGTGCTCCACATTTGGTAAGTGACTTGCAACGTCAATATTTTGAAGAATTGCAGATTCAATTTCAACCTGGTGTTGGAACATCAGGCTTGTGGTTTAACAATCCTACTTATTCACCTAATCCAACAGTTATCACAATTGCACCTGACCAAAGTTTAGCGATTGGCCCTAATGAAACATTGATTATTGGATTCAATTCACAACAAAATCAATTGGATCAAACGACTAACCCACAAGCGATGTTGAGATGGTCAAATGACGGTGGTTCTACTTGGTCAAACGAGCATTGGGTTTCTATTGGACCTTTGGGTAAATATAAAAATCGTGCCATTTGGAGACGATTGGGTTGGTCTAGGGATAGAGTGTTTGAGGTTGTCGTTAGCGACCCTGTAAATGCGGTGATTGTTTCTGCTAATTTAAAAGCTAAAGTGGGGACAAACTAATGGCTAACGGCTTATATTCTTCACCTCAAGTTAATTCTTATCCACAATCTGAGTTTTTGGATAAGTCGACCAATCGACCAACAAGGGCTTGGCAACAGTTTTTACTCAACTTGGTTAACTTCACAAGTGCTTCAAGTGCGTCCACACAATCAGGTGGTCCAACAGTACCTGCTAACCCAGTTGGTTTTATAAACATTACTGTAAATGGTAAGCCATTTAAAGTTCCATATTACAATCCTTGATATGACATTAGCAACAGAATTTAAACAAAAAGAAGGCACTTTTAAGTGTGAACCTGACGTGGGTCATCATTTTTCTGATGGTCTTTACGCAAAGGAAATTTCGTTGCCTAAAGGTTATGTCATTGGTCAACACGCACATAAATATGCTCATTTGTCGGTTTTAGCCAAAGGCAAAGTCTTGGTAGAAACTGACGATTGGAAAAAAGAAATTCAAGCGCCATCTTGCATTGAGATTAAGGCGAATACTTATCACAAAATCACAACGATTGAAGACACAACATGGTTTTGCATTCATGCAACGGAAGAAACCGATCTTCAAAAGATTGATGAAGTCTTGATCCAAAGGGGTTAATTATGTACGGTTACGTTGATGAAAGCGGAAATATTGGTGTTGGCGATACAGGAGCTGGTGCTACAAGCGTCAACGGTTCAGTAGACACTAGCGGTCTAGGTGGATTGCTTGGTGGTGGTGGCCTTGGCACAGGTTTGTCTTTGTCTGCTCTTGGCGCATTGTTGGGAACATACGCTAATCAACAAGGTATTTCTAAAGCATCTGATCTAATTAACAATTATGGTGGTCAGGCTTTACAAGGTTTGAACAACACAATTAACGGTCAGATTGCACAAAACCAAGGTAATCGTGCTGATTTGTATAATGCAGCGCTTTATGCTCAAAATGCCCTTACCAACAACTTAGGTAATCAATACAACGCTTATCAGCAAGGTAATCAGCAATTTGGAAATACTGCTGCAAATTACGGTAATCAATTAACCAATAACCTAAACAACCAATATGCCAACTACAACGCTGGTAATCAGTTGTTTGGTAACACGGCTGCTAACTATGGCAACCAACTAGGACAAAATTTAGCTAATCAATATGCTACTGGCAACCAAGCCAATCAAGCATTTGGAAACGTTGCAGCAAATTATGGCAATCAATTGTCTAACAATTTGGCTTCACAATTTGGTTTAGGTGGTGCAATACAAAATAATTTGTATGGAAACCAAGCTAATGTTGCAGGTCAAATGGGCAACATCTTAGGTCAACAACAAGGTTATGCAAATCAAATTGGTGGTGAACTAGGTGGTAATACCGCACAAGCTCAAGGCGCATTAAACAATGCTTTGAACATGGCAGGTAACGCAACCAATCAAACTGCTCAAAATATTGCCCAAAATGCGGGTCAAGCACAAGGTGTTTTAAGTGGTGTTTATGGTAACCAACAAGGCCAAGCTAGTGCAAACCAAGCAAACCTTTTAGGAAACTATGGTGCTACACAAGGTCAACTTGGTAACATCTACAACCAACAATTAGGTTTCCAAACACCATATCAACAAGTCGGAACTACTGGTTCTCAGGCTTTGTTGAACAATATGGGTTATTTGCAAAACCAATTCAATGCAAATGACCTTAATGCCAATTTAGCACCTAACTATCAGTTTAGCTTGCAACAAGGCCAAATGGCTAACCAAAGAGCTGCCAATGCTATGGGTGGTGGATTTGGTGGTAATGCGTTGGCAGGGTTGAATCAGTACACTCAAGGTTACGCACAAAACGCTTATCAAAATGCGTTTAACAACTACCAAGCACAACGTCAAAACATTTACGGCAACCTTGCAGGTTTGGCAGGTATTGGTAACACAAGCGCAGGACAAATCACAAGTTTAGGTAACACATTAGGTTCTAACTTGGGTAGCTTGTCATCTGCTTTAGGTGGTAATTTAACTAGCAATACAGGTAACTTGCTTGGTGCTGGTACGGCTTACGGTGGAAACCAAGCTAACTTGGCATCATCATTAAACAATGCTTTGGTTAGCAACACAGGTAATTACTTGGGTTCTGTTAATCAATATGGTGCTAATACTGCTGGTTTGGCTAATGCTTTGAATAGCGCCATCAACACAAACGCAGGTCAGTTGCAAAATGCAGCAACAAACTATGGTTCTAATCTTGGATCATTAGGTCAAAACTTAGCTAGTAACCTTGTATCTAATGCCGGTCAAGTGCAAGGCGCTGCCAATCAATATGGTGGAAACTTAACAAGTTTAGGTAATACTTTAACAGGCGCTTACGGCACAAATTACGGTAACTTAATTGGAGCAGGAAACCAATACGGTGCTAACACCACAAGTCTAGGTAATGCTTTAACAAGTGCCTATGGTACTAATTTAGGTAACTTACAAAACGCTGCCAACCAATATGGCGGTAACGTAACCAATTTGGGTACAAACCTAAATTCATTGTATGGTTCTAATTTAGGTAATTTATTGAGTGCTGCTAACCAATACGGTGGTAACCTTTCAAGTTTGTCTAATACTTTGGGTGGTAACCTCACATCAGGCTCTAATGCTTTGTTGGGTGCAGGTTCACAATACGGCACTAACTTGGCATCGTTGGCTACTGGATTGGGTGGCGCACAAGCTCAAAACGCTATTGCATCTGCTAATGCAAACGCAGGTGCTTTACAGTCTATTGGCAACACCGCTTTGTTGGGTTCTATTTTAGGAAACAAACAATCTAGCGGTGGCGGTGGAGGTGGGGGCGGTGGTAGTTTACTGAACACCATTGGTAATATTGGTAGCTTTTTAGGCTTTTAAGAGGTAAATCATGCCTGATTTTTCAATGAACGTTCAATACCCCCAACAGCAACAAATGAGTTTGGCAGATATGCTAAAACTTGCTGGTGGAGCACAGGCGTACCAACAAGCTCAACAACTTAATCCTGTTCAACTTGAAACTGCTAGGCTTGCACAACAAAAAGCTCAACAAGAAGTCAATCAAGCTCAACAATTAAATCCTATTGCAGTTAAAAAAGCTGGTGAAGAATTAACTTCAGCACAAGAAGTTGCAAAGCAAAATTTAATTAAAACATTGCAAGATACTCAAACTCAAAAAGCAAATCAATTTAATGCTTTAGCAGGAGCACAAGTTTCTTTGATTAACAATCCTTTGGTGATCAAAGCAGAAAAAACCCCTGAAAGTTTGTCGCACATAGAAAGATTACAACTTGGTAATTTAGTTGCTCAGAATGTTTTAAATACTGCTCATGCAAAAGGTATTTCTGAAAAAGAAGCAATGGATCAAGTCAATCCTATGATTGAAAAGATTTTGAGTGATCCTAGCTCAACACGTCAAGAATTAAAACAATTGCATATTCAAACCTTGGATAATGCGTCAAGAACTAGCGCACTTACTCCAAGCGGTATTGCGGTCAACTATGGATCAGGTGGTCAAACAACATCTACCAATCCTTTTGGCGGTACACCACAAGGTCAAGCGATTCCTGGCACTCAATATACCCAAGGTCTTGCACCATCTGTTCAAACAGGAGCTACACAAGCGCCTTTTGTTATGAGTGGTCAAGCCGGTGGTGTCAATCAACCTAATATGCAAAGACCTATGGGACAAACTCAAGGTCAACCACCATTGCCACCAGGTATGCCTTTAGGCCAACCACAAGGTCAAAGTAGTGCACCTAATTCTATGGTTAACCAATTTGCTGAACGTGGTGGAATACAAATTTCACCAGGGGAAAACTATAATTCATACAGAAATAGAGTTGAAAGATTAGGTTCATTACCTAAAATAGCAAATCAAGCAATGAATTTGGGTAATCAAGATTCAGTACCAAATCAAGAATATACCAACGATAAAATTTTAAAATTGTTGGAAAAGAAAAACTTAGAAATTGGTCCAATTCAAAATGCTATTGCTAACAAAACTGGTGGAATTGGTTTAACAAGTGACCAACAAGAAGTTATTAAATATCTTGAGCAACGTATTAGACAAGAATCTTCAAGAAGTAATCAAGATGAAAATTCACAACGTAAAGCCTATGGTAGTTTTGGAACATCAAAAGATGCCTTGTTAGACATTCTTTACAATGACAAAGGTTCATTAGCTTCTCAACGTTTGTATCATCAAGGTATTTTGAAAAACCAAGGTAATCCAAATCAACCTAATTTGTCCAACATCAATAATTTTGAAAATAAATTTGTTCAATTAAATACTGATCCAAATGTTACACATCTGTTGGGTGTTATTGGAACAAAATCATTAAATGAATTATCACCTTTAGATGTTCAACATTTGAAAAAATCATTTGGTAATATGTCTCAAAAACAAATAGAAAATCTATTTGACAAAAAAGCTCAATTAGAGGCATTGGCTAGAGGTGAAAAATGACCACTAACATAAGTGCAAATGATTTAATTAGTTTATTGGGAAATCAAAACCAAAAAACAGAAGCAGTTCCTGTTAATTCTGAAAACTTTTTAAAACTTTTAAAGTCAACACCTGAACAACAAGATGAAAATTTTGGTTCTGTTGTTGGTAAAAAAATATTAAATTTGCGTTCAGATTTAGGACAAAAAACTGCTGGTGCTTTAGATACTATTTTAGGTATCGTTCCGCAAACAATTAAACAAGCCACTTATGCAAGTGCTAGAGCAGCACAACAACCTGAAAATAAAGCCGAACAATTTTCACAACAGTTGTCTTCATATTTTGAACCCAAAATAGGAAAGATTTTTGGTGTTGAAAATACTGAAGGATATAAACATCCTTTAGGTGAAACAGTCAGTAATATCAGTTCTGATGTTGGTCAAACTATAAAAGATTACGCAACAAAATTGGGTTTAACACCAACACAAATTTCAGCAACATTGGCAAAAACTGGTGTTAATGTTCCTGTTGGTGACATAACAAATATGTTGGGTACTCTTGGGTTGGCAGCTCCTGAATTGGGTAGTTTAGGTACTACTGCTGCAAAAACTGCTTTAAAAGATGTAGGTAAGAAAACATTGTCTGATTTAGAAATCAGAAAGATTCCTGCATCACAAATGACACCTAATGGTGTTTCTATTGGTGCAGCAGCATCTACACCAACATCAACTATTCAGGCCATGAAAGCCAATGCTTCACCTGAATTGCAAATGAAAATTGATGAATTAGGTCATGAAAATATTGACCCAGTTGCATTGCAAACAAAGTTATTAGAAGAAAAACACGGTGTTTCATTGTCTAGTGGTCAGAGATCAGGAAACATTCATGATTATGCTCAACAATGGAATAGTAGAGGCGCACATCCAACGACTTTAGGTTCTTTGTTTGAAAATCAACCAAAACAAGTTGCTGAAGCATTTGATAAACAAATGGACACTCATGGTGAAAATTTGTTTGATAGAAGCCGAGAAGGTATTGGTAATGCTGAAATCAATGGCTTGGTTGAAAAAGATAAGCAACGTTTAGCAAATATAAATCAAGCCTACAAAGATTTAACTGACGCTAATGGTGGTCAATTTCCAATTGATACCAATACGTTAAAACAAAACATTGATAATCAATTAACTAAAAAGTATAAGTCAAGACATTTTTCTAATGCGATGAAAGGTGATTTAGAAGATTTTTATACAAATCCTACTTTTGAAGGTTATGAAGCACTACGCAGTAATTTAGCTGATGAAATCAGAAGTGCAGAAAACGGAAAAGCAAGACAAGCTGCTTATATTGTTCGTGACGAACTCGAAAATTTACCGATATTTGGTGAACAAGGTGGCGATCCAAGGGCTATTCAACTCAAGGCTTTGGCTGATAAAGCAAGGGCTTTGTATAAAGAACGTGCAGACACTATCAGAAGTAATCCTGCTTATGCTGCTGCTATTAAAGAAGCGGTAAGCGATAAAGAAGCATCGGCAGGTTTAGAACCATTAAATGCAGAAAAGTTCCACAACAAATATGTTACTAATGGAACATCTGAAACAGTAAGACGTATGCTTGCTGAAGTTGGTGAAAATTCTGAAGCGCATCAAGCGATGAAAGTTGGTGAGTTGCAAAGACTAAAAGAAGCTGCTGGCTTCAAAGGTAATGCAATTAACTTTAACCCAACTTCATTGAATAATGAGATTTTTAAACAAGACACAAAACATAAAGCATTGTTTGGTCCTGAAGGAAAAGAAAGCATCAATGAAATTAACTTTTTGGGGAATAAAATTATTCAACCAAAAACAGGTACTTTCAATCCATCAAATACTTTGTCAGGTTATTTGCAACAAATGGCTGGTTTGGGTGCGGAAACAGGCGCAGCATTCTTAACTAATGGTTGGTCTACACCTGCTATTGGTGCAATCAAAAAAGGTTTGGAATTGCGTAAAGATGCACAATTTGGACCTAAATCAATAGACCCCTATGAAGGACTTACAAAATGAGCGTTTTACTAGCCCCAATCGGTAATGGTTTTCAGTTTTTCACATCTGTTGGGCCTTCTGTGCCTTTGTCAGGTGGATACATCTATACCTATCAAGCTGGCACTTCAACCGCTTTAGCGACTTATACAACAAGTTCAGGAACGGTTGCTAACACCAATCCTATTGTTTTGGGTGCTGACGGTAGACCACCACAAGAGATTTGGTTGACTAGCGGATCAAATTACAAGTTTGTTCTAACTGATTCAAGCAACAATCAAATTGCAACGTATGACAACCTATATGGAATTGTAAATAGCGCACCTGTGGCTAACCCTGTGCCATCAGGCTCAATCATTATGTGGAGTGGCTCGATTGCAGCTATTCCATCAGGCTATGTTATCTGTAATGGTAGCAATGGAACACCCAACTTGTTAGATTCTTTTGTTGTTGGAGCTGGTAATAACTATGCCGTTGGTAATACTGGTGGATTTATAAATAATTCAACATCATCAACAGGCGCATATTTGCCATTGTTTTATGCTTTAGCATTTATTATGAAAACATAACATGGATGAGAAAATGATCACAATGACGGAACATCGTTTATCAGTTCATGAGCAAGTTTGCGCTGAACGTTACGAGGGCATTCAGAATGCTTTGTCCAAAGGCGATAAACGCATGAGCAAGATTGAATATTTGCTTTATGCGGTGATTGTTTGCGTGCTGATGGGGCCTGGTGTTGCTGCAACCTTTTTCCACAAGTTGTTTGGTATGTAAATGCCACTTGCGTTTGTTGCTTTAGCTTCAAGTGCCGTAAAAATAATAAAGGAATCGTGTGAACTCTATAAAGAAGGTCGGCAAATCGTTACTGACATTGCCCATGAAGTTGATGGAGTTGTCAAAGACGTTAAGACAGTACAAAAGAAAGCCAAAGGGTTACTTGGGTTCTTAGACGCTTTATTTGGTGAAAAAGAAAAGCCAAAGGAAGAAGTTCAAGCACCAGTAGTTAAAAAGAAAAAGAAGCAACCACCGCCTGAGTTTGATGAGAATCTGATTTACAAGCAAGTAGCAGATTCTTTAACAAAGTTCTTTCAAGCCTACAACGGCCTAAAGAATTATGTTAAAGAAAAGCAAGAGTTATCGTTGCACGTTGATGACGAGGAAGGTCAGGCTTTGGCTATCCAAATCACGATTGCAGAATTGCAAATGGAGAAGATTTCATCTGATCTTAGCAATTTTATGGTTTACTCTGTTCCAAATGAATTAAAGGATTTGTACACAAGGATCAACGCAACGATTGGGGATATTGCAACAAAACAAGCATTGGCTAGAAGGGAAGAACTACTGAAGGAAAGAAGAGCAAAATGGCAACGTCAGCAAAAGGCAAGCCTAATCCAAAATCGAGTGGCGGTTTCAGTAATTACAGTTCTGATGCTTCTGTACGTATGGATTCTGATCATAAGTCTGACTCACTAGCCATTTTGTTAATCATTGTTCTTTTGGTAATCATTCTTTTGTTTTTGCCTTTGTTGGCTTGGATGTACACCGATATCAGAAAGATGGAAATCAGAGTTGATAAAGCTCTAACGAGGATTGAAGGCAAATGATCAAAAAATCAAGTTTTCTATACACTTCAATGTTGATATGTATATTTTTGCCGTTTTTGTGTACAAGTTGTAATGACACATATAGGTACTATTGCCAAGACCCCGATAACTTTAGCAAAGAGCGTTGCCAAAAACCAAGATGCGAATTTAACCAAGATTGCCCCGAATATTTAGTTGCCCCAATATTGGAGAAAAAAATTGAAGGAATTACTACTGCTCCTCCTCAACAGTCCCAAGGAACGACTGTCTGCCGATGAGATAGAAATTAGGGTTCGGTCTTTTGTGATCATTGTGGTGACCTTGATTCTTGCTTTCATCGTGATGGCTTTGCTTTATTCGGTGACGTTTGTTAGCCAACCAATCAAGGCTATGGCCCCGATTGACCAAGCGTATACCAAGATGCTCAACGACATTGTTTTGTTGATTGTGGGTGGTATTGGGGGCATTCTGACCAAGGGTTTGACGAATGAAGCCACAAACATGATGAATGCAGCCAAGGCAAACAAAGATTCTTATGTCGCACCGCCACCACCACCACCTGCTCCTATTATTGTTTCTAGCCCTAATTGGACGGCTCCTCCACCACCTACGACACCGCCAACGCTAGAAGCGGACCATGAGAGAGAGAGAATGGCGCAAGCAAGGGCAGGGTTATGAGTTGGTTGTCATGGTTTATTGATGACTTGTTTTATTGGATTGCCGTTATTGCACTTGTAGGAGGCGCAATAGCGTATGTTTTAAGCAACTTTATAGGGTATATCCCTATGCTTAAAGCTCATGCCATGATCTTCAGGGTCGTGGGTTTGTTAATGGTTATATCAGGAGGTTACTATGTCGCAGATCATCACGGCTATGAAAGAAGGGTTGCTGAAGATAAAGCAGAAATTGAGCGACTTAATGCAGAAGCTCGGTCAAAAGAAGTCGAGTTAAGTGGCAAACTAGCCAAGGCAAATGGTCAACTGAAGAAAGCAAAAGATGACATTAAAATCAAACAGGCTAGTATTGATGCTCGCATTGACAATGGTGAGTTGCGCCTCCCCTCCACCTGTGGTGTACAAGCCGATTCAAGTTCCACCGTTGGGGATGGACCCAATCGAGCCGAATCTGACAAACAGGCTCTTAAAGATATTGTCTCCATCGCAACAGAAGGAGACTCAGCCATCGTCAGCTACAACTCCTGTATTGCCCAATACGAAACCGTAAGACAGATGGTCAATGAGGGGGTTAAATGATCAGCGCTGAAAAACTTCATGCTTTGGGTATTGGGTCAGAATGGTCCGAACCTTTGACCACAACCTTTACAACGTTTGGGATCAACGATGTTAACCGCCAAGCTGCGTTTATTGGACAATGTTCACACGAGTGCAAACACTTCAAAACATTGGAAGAAGACCTTAACTATCGACCCGAAACCCTTCAAAGATTGTTTGGTCACAAATTCAAGCCTGAAGAAATTGCCCTTTATGCCCACAATCCCCAAAAAATTGCAAACAGAATTTACTCTAACAAAATGGGAAACAGAGATGAAGCAAGTGGAGATGGGTATCGTTTTAGAGGAAGAGGTTGTATCCAATTGACTGGACATGATAATTA